TTGCCCTACTGATACCGATGTGAAGGTCGATGACCTCCTGAAGTATCAAGGTGTGAAGTATGTGGCGGTTGATGTTCTGCCCTTTGACTCTCATAAGACAATTATGGGACGAAAATGGGAAAAACAGTAGGCATTGAAATCACTGGCGCTTCGGAGCTTCGAGCTAAGTTCGAGAGACTCAAGAAAGAACTAGAGCCCGCCGTCATATACGGAGTAAACCGAGGACTATTGTTGGTAGAAAGCCGTTCCAAAAACAGATGCCCAGTTGATACTGGCCACCTGCGCGGCTCTATCTCAACTAGCCCTGCGAGTTCCAAAGATGATGGCACAGTGTCTGGGCTCGTGTTCACACCTACCGAGTATGCGATCTATGTTGAATGCGGAACAGGAGTGCGCGGCCGCTCAACCTTTCCCTATAAGATGGAGAAGTTTTCTCCGCAATATAAGGCAGGGTGGCCTGGCCAAATCGCACAACCCTATATGATCCCATCGCTACTAGAAAGCAAAACGGAAGCTACCAAGATGGTTGCTCTCGCCGTAAAGGCGGCTATCAAGAAAGGTAAATCGTAATGTATCAGCCGAAAGAAGAGTTGTATCAAACACTGAAAGCACTGGGGTATTATTGCCGCCAGGGCGCTCAGGCGACTTTTGGAGATGGTGAACTACCAGCGATCACCTTTCGTATCGAAAACAATAGCGTGAACTTGCTGCTCGATAACCAAATCAGCCACCAAGACATCACCGCTACTGTTGACATCTGGGCAGATGACAGCAAGACCGCATCGTTCGTTCATACGCGAGTAGAAAAAGCGCTGCGAAAAATCGGCTATCAAATGTCCTATTCGGCAGATGTGCCAGCTCCCACTGGAGCGTTGTTCCACATAAACTGCCGTTTTGAAACACTGCATACCGCAGGAAAGGATGAATAACTATGGCAGGAACTAGGTCTATGGGCGCAAGCCTTACCCTAAAGAAAAAAGGCAGCGAGTCCGCGAATATCGTTTTCAAGAGCCTCGCTTCTATCGGAGCTATCTCTGGTTCGACTGACGAAATCGATGTAACCACTCTCGATAGCCCTAACCGTGCAAAAGAGTATATCTCTGGCGCAGCGGACTACGGCTCGGTTGAAGTTGAACAGAATGTAACTTCTGCAAACACCGACCAAGTTGAGAAAATCAACGCGTTGTTCGCTTCTGGCGACCTTCGTGAATGGGAGCGCACCGATGACACTGGCACCGTAGCCTTCACTGGCTATGTTTCTGAAGCTGGTTACGGCGAAGAAACCGTTGATGGCCTCGTGAAGTTCAACTACACGATCCGCATCTCTGGCAAGCCAACCTTTACTCCTTCTTCTGAAAGCGAGTAAACGCTAGGAGGGAGCGCATCCCTCCACCAAGCAATTTTTAATCGAGGAATAAGTTATGCCAATTACTCTAAACTACAAAGCTAGCAACATCGCAAGAGCAGAGCGTGAGACTGGAAAGAACTTCTTTGAAGCTATCTCTTCCCTCAGCAAACAGCCATCTATGGACAACCTGCTTTTCTTGGTGAGCGCTGGCGGTGGGACTGAAGAAGACTTTGACAAGCTTTTCAAAGATGGTGTTGAAAAAGTTATGATGACGATCTTTGAGGGCATCAACGAAGCTGGTTTTTTAGGTCAGAAAATAGACCTGAAAGAGATGCAGGCGGCGATGTCATCCGAGCTGGACAAAGCCAAAGAAGCTTCACAGAATACTGGCGACACGGCCAAAGAGTAGCCTTTCAGATAGGCATTCATATTCCAGAATACTGGGAGCTAACTTACGGTCAGTTCGCTGACTGTGTTGAAGGTTATCGCGAGCGCATAAAGGAGCGCGTGAGGTTGATAGATAGGACAAATCATATCTTAGGAACATATGTTGCTACTGGTGTGAATAACCCCAAGAAATACCCACGCAAGCCACTTATGAGGCAGACGACCACCAGTAAAATCACGCAGACCGCTAGACAGATGGCGGCGATGTTAGGAGCAAAGATAAATGAATGATCAACAGAGCCTCGGCGGTATCAATGTGAATATCACTGCGAGTTACGATAAGTTCGAGCAAGGCATCTCTACCGTAGAGTCCAAGCTGGACGGTCTAACTCAGAAGTTTAGCTCCGCAGGCACAAAAATCTCCACTGCAACTGTTGCGCTGGGGAATGTTATTGCCAATGTAGTTTCAAAAGTCGTGTCTGTCATCACGCAGAACATCGGCTATGCCACAAAGCGTTTGGACTCACTCAACCGCTTTCCTATCGTGATGCAGAACCTCGGCATCAATGCCAATGAGGCAAAGAATGCCATCAACGCTCTAGCGAACTATACGCTAGGCTTGCCTACAACTTTGAATGATGCCGCAGAGAAAGTGCAATACTTCACTTCTGCGACTGGGAATGTCTGGCAGTCCATCAAGATCTTCCAGGCACTCAACGATGCTATTGTTTCTGGTGCTCAAACCGCCGAAGTTCAGAGCACCGCTCTCTACCAGTGGTCTCAGGCTATTGTCCGAGGCTCCTTCGATATTGAAAGAGAGTTCAACGCGATGGTTGTCGCGAATGCTAAGGCGGTGAACGAAGTCGCCGAACACTTACTTGGTGCTGGCAAAGACTTCAACGACTTATGGAACGCACTGAAAAATGGAGAAACCACCGTTTATGATATGGTGGATGCGATGGTGTATCTGGACGAGAATGGTTCAGGTGCGCTCGAAAGCTGGAGCAAGCGTGCGCAAAGCTCGGTTGCAGGTATCGACACGGCTATCACGAGGTTCAAGACCAACATCGGTAAGGCCGTAGCGGTAGTGGCTGAAGAAATCGGCTGGAAGAATATCTACACTTTCATCAATAATGTTGGTGATGCTATCTATAAGGCAGGCCAATGGGTGGCCGCCTTTGTGCGCGTTTTGAAAGAAATGTTCGCCTGGGTGTCTGTGCTCTTTGGTGGCTCTGGCTCTACTTCGGAAATTGTGAAAGAAACCGCAGCCGCAGCCGATAGCGTAGGCGGTGTGGCTTCCAGCGCAGAAGATGCCGCTGACAGCCTCGGAGATGCTACAAAACAAGCCAAGAAGCTTCACAAACAGCTTGCCGCCTTTGATGAGATGAATGTCCTCCAGGAACCGACCTCAAGCTCAAGTGGTGGTTCAGGCGGAAGCGGAGGCGGTGGCGCTGGTAGCTACAATTTTGACTGGGACTCTGGTGTGTTTGAGTCGGCCGCCGATAAAATCGAGGCTATCGCAGAGAAAATCAAGAAGAAGCTCGCAGAAGTCTTCGGTTTCATTGACTTCACCCCACTCCTGCTTTCTATCAAGAATATGTGGGAGGCTTTCCAATATGGCGCAGAAGGCGCGCTGAAGATCGGCAAGAAGTTCATCGACAACTTTATCAAGCCACTGATGAAACACGCGGCGGAGTCAACGCTCCCTCGCATCTTCAATGCCGTAGCGGATGGCATCAAGCAAATCAACTTCGACAAAATTGCGAGTGCGGCTGGGCATCTCTTCTCGGCGCTAGAACGCATCGGCGAGCTTATCGGCGACATCGTTGCCACGCTCGTTGAATGGGTGATGCCTATTATCACTTGGATCGAGAACTTCGTAGTGCCGCCTGCACTCGAAATCATCGCAACCATTGTAAACACCATAGGAGCCGTTCTAGGCGGTATCTGGGACTCCATCAAGGAAGCTTACGAAAACTGGATCGCACCAGCCCTAGAGAGCTTAGGAAAAGCCCTGGAGCCTATACTAGATGCGCTCTATAACCTATTCGGCGGCATCAACGAGAACGCTGATGCTTGGGAGAAGTTCCGCGAAATCGTCAAGAAGGTCGCAGATGTGCTCATCGGCCCAGTCTTTGCTGCGCTTGGTGTCATCATCCAGACTATCGCCATCATTATAGAAGCAGTAGTAGGGCTATTCGAGAAAATCGGCGAGATTATCGCTGGCATCGTAGAAGGCGTGAAGTGGCTAGTCGAACAAGTCGGCCAATTCTTCCAGAATGCTTGGAACTTTATCACTGGTATCTTTGCTGGTATCGGTGGGTGGTTTGCTGACCGCTGGAACGACATCGGCAACGCTTTCTCGAATGTGGGCAACTTCTTCAAGAATGCCTTTGAAACTGCAAAAACCAATGTCCACAATGCCTTCCAGAACATCGGCAACTTCTTCGGAAATATCTGGAACGGAGTCAAAAACATCTTTGAGCCTGTGGCCAACTGGTTCGGCGATAAGTTCAACAAGGCCAAAGAGTTCCTGCAAAATGCCTTCGCTCCTATCGGTAACTGGTTCAAAGACCGCTGGAACGACATCAAAAATGTCTTTGGGAATGTCTGGAATGTATTTTCTGACATCGGCAAGAATATGTGGGAAGGCATCAAGAATGGTCTCGGTAACATCGGCAAGAAGATAGGCGACATCTTCGGTGGCGCTATCGACTGGGTGAAAGGCCTCTTCGGCATCAGCTCACCGTCCAAAGTGTTCAAGTCCTTCGGTAAGTATATCGATGAAGGTTTCGTCTTAGGTATTGAAAGCGGAATGAGTGATGTGAACAACGCTATGGCGAAGCTCACGGACGGCTTTGAAGTGGCCGACATCGGCGCGAATATCAATGCGGCGGTCGCAGATCCAGCCCTCGACTATGAAAGCCTTGAGTCGTCCAATGACCAGCCAATATACCTAACAGTGAATGTCGGTGATGAAAAGCTAGTTGACCAGGTTGTCCGTGGCATCAACGAACTCTCGGCGCTCAAAAACCGAGCGGTTATCGACTTCTAAGCCCTAAAGTTATGACTGCAATTATGACAATAATAGACTTTGGAACGGTTCTCGATAATGCGCTTGCTCACCCAGACATAGCCTTTGCCACGAGACTTCTGTATCAAAGCAAACCACCAGTCCCAATAGATGAGCACCATCAGAGCAACACAAGCTTTGATGAGCCACCAACAGATAAAGAACACACCGAAAAGGAGCAACCACAAAAAACCGTGCTTGCTCCTCTCGGTAGAAAGTTGCGTTTTAGTGCTTCCGCATCGCGGACACTTTTTGTTTACACCCATAATTTCTCGCCTTATGTAAATTGTTTATGTCAATAGTATAACATAAAAGGAGACAATATGCCAATAAACATCAAGCTCGACTACATCAAACTTCCTATACCGAAGTATAAGGTCGAGAAGACCAAGAAAAAGAAGAGAAAATAACGCTACCAGTCTAGCCAGCCTATCTTCTCAAAATATGCCTTGATAAGATCGTGGAGTTCGCCGATGTCTTTCGTTTGCTCACCTATATCAGCAAGGTGCTCGGCTATCTGCTCGGCATCTTCGCTGGTCTCCACATCAACTTTTCTGATGGTGGACTTAGCTTCTTTGATGAAGTGCTCTCGGTCAAAGCCGACATCCACAGCGTAACGATCTACTAGATGTTCTAGCGAGCCCATATAGCGCTTCTCATCTTTCATCATCTTATACCTATACTTGTAAACGCGGACATCATATTCAGGGTGGCGAAATAGTATCTTTGTCAGTAGTCTCCACGCTTGGTCGCGGTTGCCAGCTTCAAGGTTCAAATCAACCGCTCGGAAGTGCATCGCGCTCCCATTGAAAACAAGACCTTTGCCGCTCCAGAGCCTATTCCAGAAGGCCACTAGAGCCTCCAGGTTGCCATCTTCCTTGTATTTCGCCTCAGCAGCCTGGATGGCGGCTATCTGCTTCTCCTGCTCTTCTAGAGTGCCAAGAAAAGGGTTCTCGTCAGTGATGTTTAGCGATGTATATCTTTTTTGGGTTGCTATCGGCTTGTTCAGCCGTCTCCATAATGCTTTGAGTTTCATATTTTTGTTTTCAGTTTAGCTTATGTATATTATAGCACATTCGGAAAAATGTGAAAAATACAACGAAAAAGCCTGGAAAAATGTGATGAAAGCTTCTTGTATAGTCAAATATAGAAGAAAATAACAGATAAAGATGCTATAATGAAGGTAGGCTGCCAATAAGAAGACTCGATGCGCTGAGATCTTCGGAGCAGCTTATTTTTATGGCGGAGTGTTGGATCCAAGCGCTCTCTCCGCTATACTGCGGCGATAGTTCCAGGAACTGGTCTGTTTCATACGCAGATTATGGATGGTGCAACTCCATCCGCCGCAACCACACACCCAATAATTTCCGAAAACAAACATATAGCCAAAATAACTCCACTCTAACGAGAGGGCTTTCCTCGCCACTGAGCCCTCTCGTATTCTCCGA